ACGCCCGACCGCCGACTGCCGGCGGCACCGTGCTGTGGACGGGCGCAGGTACATTACAGACCGGCCTCGGTGCGTTCGACTTCTTCGTGCCGATTGCCACGTTTGCGAACTTCCCGCGGCGCTGCGGCTGGGCGGTGCAGCTGGCATGGGACGCTGGCGACAAGGGCTCGCTGCTGTCGCACGGCATCATGCACATTCGCGGGCCGTTGCCGTATATCGCACCCTACAGCGGGCCGCTGCTCACCGACACATCGGTGCCGGTGCTGGAAGATGACCTCGATCCTGTTTTCACCTGACGGAGGCAGCCCATGAGTGGCGTGCGCATCGTGGACATGCCGGACATCGGCGCGGTGACTGATGACAGTTCATTCGTCGGCGAGCATGCCGGCAGCGGGCGATTCAGTGCCACCGCAGTGCGGGATTATATGGGCCTGTCGGCCGGCGGGTTCGTCAAGAAAACCGGCGACACCATGTCGGGCAGCCTTAACGTCACTGGCGATGTCTCTGCGACCGGGAATGTTGGCGCGGTCGGCATTGTCGGCGGCGGCACGATCCAGGCTGGCAGCGGCGGCGTGACGACGAGCGGCGACGTTACCGCCAACACGATGCATACCTTCGATCTCACGGTCACCAACAACATCGCGACTGCCCACATCACTTCCAGCGGCAATGTCACTGCCAACGCGGTCAATACCGCTGACCTCACGGCGTCCAACAACATCCTGACCACGAACCTCACATCCAGCGGCAACATCAATGCCACCGGCAACATCGCCGCCAGCGGCAACGTCACCGCATCCAACACCGTCACCGGCAACACGCTGCACTCGGTGGGTGATACCACGGTGGGCAACAGCCTGGTGGCGCAGAAGAACGTCCATGCCATGGGTGATGTGAACTTTTACATGGGCTCCAGCGGCCCGAGCAACCGCATCCTGAACTTCGCGGCCGGTGTGTATGGCTGGTTGTGGTCGCCGGACGGGTCGATGCAATACATAGCGGGCGGTGCGTCGTTCTGGGTGATGAGGTCGGACGGGGTCGCCTACAACGACCGCAGCTATGTCGCCGGCCATGGCGCCTATGTGGACCTCAGTGACCGCCGCGCGAAAACCAACATCGTGGAATATACCGGCGGCCTCGACGTGATCGGGCAACTGACGCCGATGTCCTTCGAGCGGATCAGCAACCCACGGCCGGACATTGGTTTCGTGGCGCAGGAGTTGGAGGCGGCGCTACCCCAGGCGGTGACCACGGTGGGCATCACACTGCCGGACGGGACTGGCAGCATAGACAGCGCAGATCCGTCGCTCGGCATTACCACGACGCCCATCATCGCTGCACTTGTGAATACCTGTAAGGAATTGGCGGCGCGGGTCGCGGCACTCGAGGCGCAGCCGCCCGCACGCGAGGCAGACTGATGTCTGAGACGCAGCAAGCCCAGACGCGGCCGCAGCAGGGTGGCATGCGGCGGATACCGTTTCCGCTGGAAAGCTACGAGCACCCGTCATTGCCGCTGTCGGCCAAGCGGCTGATAAATTTAATGGCCGAGCAGGCGCCGGACGATGCGCGCACCGCACGCGCGCTGGTGTCCACCCCGGCGCTGCAGCAGCACATCTACCTGCCGCCCGGCCCGATCATCGCGATGAATGACGAGTTTCCGGCGATGTTGTACGTCGTGTCAGGCACGACGTTCTACCGCGTGTCGCTGCCGGTCGGGGCATCGAGCTTCCTGATCGAGAACCTGGGCGACATCGGCACGCCAGACGGCACCTATGGGCCATATACGTTTATCACGATTGCCGCCGGGCCAGAGGCGGCGGTGGTCTGTGTGCCGCCACGGGCTTACACATGCGGGCACTTCGGACCGCTGAACCAGATCACCAGCGAGAATTTTCCGGGTGCTGCGAGCGTCGCCTACTGCGACGGCTATTTCGCGTATTCTAGCTTCGGCGGCACGGCGCGCTGGTTCATCAGCAAGTTGTTCGATCCGCTGAACTTCGACGCGCTGGACTTCGTGTATTCCGACGCGACACCCAACATCATCCGCCGCGTCTACAACCACCGCGGTCAGCTGTGGACCGTAGGCGATGGCGGCTTCGAGGTGTTCTATGACAGCGGCGGCTCGGACTTTCCATTCTCAAGAGCCAGCGGCGGCGTGATCTACTACGGCACCAACGCACCGATGACCGTGTGTCGCGCCGACAAGAGTGTCTGGTGGGTCGGCGTCGAGGGCGTCGTGTATCGCAGCAACGGCTACAACCCCCAGAGGGTGTCCACGCATGCGATCGAGGCGATCATCGGCGGCTCGGCCTATGGTATCAGCGCGCTGACGCATCCCTATCGCGGGCACTGGTTCTACTGCATCACTACCGCGACGGGCCGCACACTGTGCTACGACATCGCCACCGGCGTCTGGCACGAGCGCAGCACCAGCCTGGACGGCGTGGGGCCGTGGCAGGCCGCCACAGCCGCCGCGGATAACAACAGCATCCACTGGTACGGCGACCGGGCGAGCGGCTGGATCTACACGCTGCAGATGGCATCGCTCGATGCCGGCGTGCCGGTGATGCGCCAGGCAACATTGCCGGTGCTCTGGGCCGAGACGCGGCGGGCGTTCTGCTCGCGGCTGGAGATCGAGATGGAGGTCGGTGGCGATGTGTCATCTGGGCCGGTGCAGTTGGAATGGTCCGATGACGGCGCGCGCACTTGGATCGCCTCGCGCAGCCTGGACGTGGGTGTCAGCGACACGCGGCATCGCGTCTATACCACGCGGTTGGGTAGTTTCCGGCAGCGGAACTTCCGGCTGACGACACGCGCGCTCACCCGCTTCTATGCGGTCGATGCTGAGATAGCGGCGGGCGCCCACTGATGCCGTCCACGCTGATCAAGTCGGTGACCGAGCCGCCGACCAATCATGCGCCGGTCACCGAGTATGAAACTGGTCAGCAGCACAGCACCGAATGGACCGAGTATTTCCAGACGGTGACGGACAAGATCAACGAGCTGGTGAACCGCGCGAACACGCTGCCCGGGGTTACTGATGGGTCCGATGCGCCGGCGGGCGTGGTGGGTGAGGTGATGACGGCGAGCGGCAGCGCCGGGCTGAGCCACAATGCCCTGGTGACGGTGGCCTCGCTGACGCTCACGGCTGGCGACTGGCATGTGTGGGGTTATGTGACGTTCACTCTCACGTCGGCCGCCTCGAACCATTACGTGGTGACGATCGACGGCGAGCCCGGGACTGAGATTGTCGCGACGGTGCCGACCGGCTCTGGCACCTGGCGGCTGCAGTCCGGGACGGTGCGGCGCAACTACAGCGTCAGCATCACCACGTCGCTGCTGGCGCTGGCGGGTTTCACGTCGGGCTCGATCACGGCCAGCGGTACGCTCAATGCTCGGAGGATGCGTTAGTGCGCTACTTCCAACGCATCGCCGCGGGCGTCGAGACGTTGCCGCTCATGCTCGACCTCTACCGGCAGCCCGAGTTGTGGGACCAGAACACGGGACGCACCGCCGCTGAGGGCGGGCCGTTTGCCGGGACATCGGACATCTGGGCGCGGTTCCGGGATAAGGCGGAACTGACCTCGACCGAGGCGTATTCCGAGCCACATGTGCCGGTGTTCTGGCCGGCATGGTATGCGCTGCCGCACCTGCGGCCGATCGTGTTCGGCATCATGGCCCGCGTCGAGGCGGTGCAGCTTGGCGGCGTGCTGATCACTCGCGTCCCAGCCGGCAAGCAGGTGGCGCCGCACCACGACAGGGGGCGATGGCATTCGGAGTTCTTCCAAACCAAGGCGTACCTGCCGCTGGCCAGCAACCCGCACTGTTACAATACCTGCGCCGATGAGCGGGTGGTGATGCAGGTCGGCGAGTGTTGGCTGTTCGACAATCTTCAGGTTCATGCGACCGTCAACGACGGCGAGACAGATCGTGTCACACTCATCGTTTCCTTGAGGTGCGAATGAAACGCGCCGAGCATCAACCTGAGACGATCAGCGTCACGATCTACGGTGGCGTATTCTATAAGCTGTGGCGGGTGCCCGAGGCCGGCACGCTGGTGCCGCAACATGCCCACGAATATGACCACCTGACGGCGCTGCTGCAGGGCGCCGTGCGCGTCTGGTGCAACGGTGAGATGGTGGGCGACTACCGCGCGCCGGCCACGCTGAAGATTGCCGCAGGCGACAAGCACGGGTTTATGACGCTGACACCCGGCGCGGTGTTCGCGTGCATCCACAATGCGGATCATCTGGACGATGGCGAACCTGTCGTAGCCGAGCGCCACGATATTGAACTGGAGGACTGAGTAATGCCCTGGTCTGTTGCTGCGGCGGGCGTTTCTGCGGGCGGTGGGTTGCTCAGCGGCATACTGGGCAGCAACGCGACATCAAAGGCGAGCGAGAACGCGGTCAATGCGGAAAAGCAAATGTACATGCAGACCCGCAGCGACCTCATGCCGTACACCGAGGCCGGCTATTCGGCGACGACGCAGCAGCAGAACCTGCTTGGCCTCAACGGCCAGGATGCGGCGGACGCGGCGATGTCCACGTATCAGACCAGCCCCGGCTACCAGTGGCAGATGTCGGAAGGACTGAGGGCGGTGGATGCCGGCGCGGCGGCAAAGGGCATGCTGCGTTCGGGTGCGACGCTGAAGGCGGAACAGACATACGGCCAAGGTCTCGCCGACAGCGAT